TATTGACTTTAGAGTAATTTCTGACGCAACAGTAAATACGCCTGATGTTATTGATAGAAATATCTTTAGAGGTAATATTTTCATCAAACCTAGTAGAACCATTAACTTCATCGAACTTACATTTATTGCTACTAGAACAGGTGTTGAATTTGATGAAATTATCGGCCAGGCTCTTTAATAAATAAAGACATAACAAGGAGTTTCAAAAATGGCATTCAGTATTAATGAATTTAAATCACAACTAGTAGGAGGGGGCGCACGCAGCGCCCTCTTCCAAGTACAAATTACAAACCCAATTCTTGGTGTTGCAGATTTTAAAGTACCTTTTATGGTAAAAACTGCTGCTATACCAGAATCTTCAACTGGTGTTATACCAGTTCCATATTTTGGAAGAATAATTAAATATGGTGGTGATAGAACATTCGGAGCGTGGCCAGTTACTATTATCAATGATGAAGACTTTGCAGTTCGCAATGCAATGGAAGCTTGGTCAAATGCTATCAACTCACATATTACTAACTTTAGATCTTCACCGTTTGATTATAAAGCTCAGGCTCAAGTCACTCAGTATGGTAAAGATGGTAGTGTATTAAGAGAATATACATTTGAAGGCTTGTTCCCAATTTCAATTTCAACTATTGATCTTTCATGGCAAGCGCAAGACCAAATTGAAGAATTTGGCGTAACATTTGAATATGATCTTTGGAGAATATCCGGCGGGGTTACTGGTAATTCTACCACGTAATTTATTAGAAGGAATATAATATGAAGTTGTTTGGATTCGAGATCAAGCGATCTGAGGATGAATTAAAGAATCAACCGGTGTCTTTTGCAGAACCGTTGAATGATGACGGAGCTTTAACCGTAGGAGGTGCCGTTGGTGGCTCCTACGGCATGCTTTTGGATTTGGAAGGTACTGCAAAATCAGAAGCTGAACTTGTCACTCGTTATAGAGCTTTAACTGTAAACCCTGAAATACAACAAGCAGTTGATGAAATTGTGAATGAAGCTATTAGCGTTGATTCACATGACAAAGTTGTTAACATAATACTTGATGAAACAGGACTTTCTGATAAAGTCAAGGAGAGAATAAGTGAAGAATTTCAAAATATTTTAGGTTTATTAGATTTTTCCAATATTGCATACGAAATATTTCAAAAATTCTATGTGGATGGGAGATTAAATTATCACGTCATTATAGACGAGAAAAATTTAAAAGAAGGTATCAAAGAACTTAGATATCTTGACCCGAGAAAGATTCGACTTATTCGTGAAATGCAAAATGAACAAATCAAGGATCAAGCCAATAATGCTCTGGTAAAGAAAATTAAGAAAGAATACTATATGTATTCTGAGACTGGTTTTGGTGCCAATAAGGTATCAAACTATTCATCATCAATACAAGGTTTAAAGATTGCAAAGGACTCTATCATTAGAGTAACATCTGGTCTATTGAATGAAAATAACTCAGTTGTTCTTTCTCACTTGCATAAATCTATCAAGTCTCTCAACCAGTTAAGAATATTGGAAGACGCTACTATCATTTATACAATGACAAGAGCACCTGAACGCAGAATATTCTATGTTGACGTTGGTAACTTGCCAAAGGCAAAGGCTGAGCAATATCTTCATGATATGATGGCCCGTCACAAGAACAGAGTGACATATGATCCATCATCCGGTGAAATCAAAGACGATCGTAAAATGATGACAATGACCGAAGATTATTGGTTCCCTAGAAGGGAAGGTAATAATGCTACTGAGGTGACTACACTCAATGCAGGTCAAGGTTTAGGTGAAGATCGCAATTTGCCATACTTCCAATCTAAACTATATAAATCTCTTAATGTTCCTGTTGCTCGACTTCAACCAGAAACTATGTATTCGTTCGGTCGAATGTCAGAAGTGACTCGTGAAGAATTAAAATTTGCTAAGTTCATCAAGAGATTGCGCACAAGATTTTCAATTCTATTCGATAGATGTCTTGAGAGACAATTGGTTCTCAAAGGTGTAATCACACCAGATGAGTGGAAAGAAATTCAAAATAAAATCCGTTATGACTTCATGAAAGATAACTATTTCGAAGAGTTAAAAGAAGCCGAAATACTTCGTGAAAAACTTGAAACGCTTCGCCAGATTGAAGAGCAAATTGGTAAGTACTTCTCTCGTGAATGGGTTGTTAAACATGTTCTTTATATGCCAGAAGATGAATGGAAAGACATGCAGAAACAAATTGATAAGGAAGCAAAAGAAGAACCTCCTATCGATGATACACCCCAAGTAGATCAAGACCCTCAACAAACAGATCCTCGGTCTGGGCAAGAACAGCCAACAGAAGAAGGTTTGACTATTATAAATAGAAAAAAAATAACTAATTTTTCAAAAAGGGCTCAAAAATGAAAACTTTCAGTAGAATCTTATCAGAAGTTGCTCAACCAAATTCAGAAGATGAACTAAACTTCAAAGAAAAGCATGTAATAGATCCTATTGATCATACTGTAGCACCAGAAAGCACCTTTTCTGGCGCAGTTGACAAAGACGATGTTGATGGCATGAAAAGATATCGTAAAAATAAGCGTCTTGCAGATTATCAAAGACCAGATGATGAAGCTGTTTATGAGGGTATTGATTTAAAAAGAGACATCCCAGGTCAGGAAGATGACGACGTTGATAACGACGGCGATAAAGATATGACTGATGCTCAATACAAGTATCGCAAGCACGCTCAGATTAAAATGCATAAAATTGACGAAGCTAAGTTATCACCAGAAAAGCAAGAAAGACTTGATACTCTTATTTCAAATGTAATGATGACTACTGCTCCTGATTATTACGGTAATGATACTCCGCAAAAATATTTAAAAGCAATCGAAAAAGAATTTGGCGCAACAATTGCTAAACAAGTAGATGATGGTTCATATAAAATACACTGGGGTAGAGATAACCACAGCAGCGGTATGGACAAACTAGCAAGTAGACAATGGTCTAGCAATTTTAAAGGTGGCCCTAGAGTCACTGCAGCGGGTAAAATGAATAAGCAAGATGTTGGTGCTCTTAAGACAAGAATAAAAAATGATAAAAAATTCGGAGGACTTTTAAAGTCCGTGAAATTACCAGAAGAAGTTAAACTTGACGAAGCAGTCTATGTCATTCCAGAAGAAATTCTTGCAACTGAAAAGAACGCTTTCCATACCGCTGCTGCAAATGCGCATGCTGCAGGTAAAAAGCACTTTGCGTTTGCTGGAAAGAAATATCCAGTAACAATGTCAAAAGGCGCAGCTAAGACATTTTCTGGTAAAGGTGGTATGTCCGAAGGAATGGATCCAGTCGGCAAAGAAGATGACGACATCAATAACGATGGTAAAGTAAATAAGAGTGACAAGTATCTTCACGCCCGTCGCAAAGCAATTTCTTCTTCTATTCGTACCAAAATTAAAGAAGGTTTTGGCCCAGTCACTCCAGCCGGTGGTGAATATGATAGCGAAGAATCTCATCAGCGCTATAAGAAGTCAAATTCGTCAAAAAAAGAAGACGTGGCCCTATCACGTGATGGTCAGGGCTCAAAGATTTATGCTGGAAAGACTAAAGAGTCTCAGATTGACGAACTTGATGAAGTTTCGACCGCAACTTTGCAAAGATATAAATCTGCGGCAAGTAAAGCCATGGATCGTGCATCAGACTCAGCAATTGATAAAATGCTAGGCAGTAAGGATTCTCAGTCTGTAGACATTTCAAAAGAAAAAAAGACTATGGACAAGCGTAGCAAGGGAGTATCCCTCGCTTCAAATAAACTAGCTAAAGAAGAAGTTGAAGAACTCGATGAACTTTCAAAGAAGACTCTTGGCTCATATGTTAAGAAAGCCTCACGCAATCTAGCTGGAAGAGAATATAAGCGTGGAGCCGAAAAAGATACAAGCACGTCAAATCTCCAAAAATCCTATAAAAGAGATATGGGTATTGCTAAAGCAGTTGATAAACTTGCTAAGGAAGAAGTTGAGCTTGACGAAGCTAACTATATCGGCGATACCTTTATAAAGCATCTGAAAACCAAATACAATGACAAGACATCTCTGTCAAAGTCTGAAACAAAAGATGCCCATGACTTAGTAAAAAGAATGAGCAATGATGACAAGAAAAAGTTGGCTGGATCCTCGATTCGTCATGTCAGTGACATCGCTAAAGATCACATCAAACGCTACATTCCTGGTAATATGAAGAAAG